AGAGTCAGATATTGATGAGAACATGGTAAGACATATGATTCTCAGTTCACTAAAAATGTATCGTTCAAGATTTGTGTCTGAGTTTGGTGAGCTTGTTTTATGCTACGACTCAAGACATTATTGGAGGCGTGATTATTTTCCAGAGTATAAACACAGTCGTAAAAAAGGTAGAGAAAAAGATACTAAAAATTGGGATAGTATATTTAGTTGCCTTAACAAAATCAAAGAAGAGATAAAGAACAATATGCCATACAAGTTCTTAGAAGTGTATGGTGCTGAAGCTGATGATATTATTGCTGTTCTTTGTTCAGAATCTTCTGATGAAGTTATGATACTTTCTGGTGATAAAGATTTCATTCAGTTACAGAAATATCCAAATGTTAAACAGTACAGCCCTATCACCAAGAAAATGATAAATGGTTTTAATCCAGATGACTATTTAAAAGAACACGTATTGAAAGGTGATACAAGTGATGGTGTTCCTAATGTTCTTTCACCAGACAATTCTTTTGTAGATGGTATTCGACAGAAACCACTAAGTAAGAAGAAGATAGCTGCAATGGTAGATGGAAACTTTCCTAATGATGAAGTTAAAAGAAACTATCAAAGGAATAAAACTTTGATTGATTTGGGATGTGTTCCAGAAGAACTACGGTCAGAGATACTGCATATATATAAAGAGGCACCAGAGAACAGTCGCAGTAAAATACTAAATTATTTTATAAAACAAAGACTAAAAACACTTACAGAATCCATAGGAGAATTTTAATAATGGAATTGTTAATATCAGAAATCTTAGACAAGGTTTCAAAAATCAAATCAAAGAAAGAAAAGGTAAACTTTCTACAAAAGAATAATAGTGATTCGCTTCGCATGGTAATTAAGTCTGCTTTTGATCCTAAGATTAAGTGGTTATTACCAGAGGGCGATGTTCCATATGCACGTAATGATGCTCCAGAAGGAACAGAACATTCTGTTCTTGCATATGAGTCTCGTAAACTATACCATTTCCTTGAGGGTGGTAATGCTAGTATTACTCAGAACAAACGTGAATTAATGTTTGTACAGATGCTTGAAGGTTTGCATGAGAGTGAAGCAGATGTTCTATGTGCAGCCAAAGACAAGGTATTACATCAGAAATATAAAGGTCTATCAGAACCAGTTGTGAAGGAAGCTTTTGGTTGGAATGATGAATATATGAAGATGGATGGCCCTGATCCCAGACAAGGCCGCTAAATTAATTTAATCTTTTTTTGAGTTTTGTTTATTATCAATGACTTACTGTGTACGATTTCTATTGACAAATGTTATTCTATGTGTTACTATTAGTAATAATCAAGAGAGGGATTCTTCTCTTGGAAACGAAACAAAGAAAGAGATTATATTATGACTACTGAAATTAGAAAAACTTTTAAGACTGTTGAAGCTGGTATAGAAAATATGCTTGCTGCAGCAGTTGCTGACTATGTTGGTTGGGCAAATAAATTGGGTGGAAAATCTGAAATTCGCCTTAAAATGGATGAAGATTTCAAGAATAGTTTCACTGTTAAGAACGGTTCTAAGTACATTAAGATTTCTAATGAAAGCGGTGGCACTTGGGGTTTTGTTGTCAACACTGACAATGACAAAAAATTCAAAAAAGGTGACTTATTAAAAGCTGCTGGTTATAGTGCGCCTGCACGTAACGCTGCTCGTGGAAACGTCCTTAAAGGTGGTTTTGCCATCCAGTGGACTGGCCCTTTGTATTTGGTATAGGAGAATATTGATATGAGTGGAATGAAAGATTTGTCAATGGATTTAGAAGATATGGTTGTTTTTGCATTAGAGAACGGTGCAAAAACAGTTGAAGATGTTATTTCTTATTGCAGAGCAGAATTTGTTTTTGTTGATGAAGAATATGTTTCTAAATTATATATTGAATTTTGTGGAGAATAATTATGAATTTTAATAAAAAAATTGTTGGTGATATTATTGGTGAATTAATCATATTTGGTATGGTTATTGTAGCATTTATAATGTTCGTATGAATGAAGTTTTTGTAGAGGGTTCTTACAAATCTCGGCGTATTCTTGCCGAGAATGTAGTTAATTTCTGCATTAAAGAATTGATGCCTCGTATGAAAACCCTATGCATAGAAGTTTCTCTTATCAGCTTGAAAGGTCAAGATGCTGTTGGATGGTTTGTAGAAGGTAATAACAATCGAGAATATCACCTAGAGATTGAAAAATCTTTGACTGAAGATGAATTTATAGAAACTTTAGCTCATGAGATGGTTCATGTATATCAGGGATCAACTCTCAGAATAAAAGACAAAAAAAGTAAAAGATTTTGGAAATGTAAGGATGGTAAATATCGTAACTACAATGATGTTGACTATGCCAAACAACCTTGGGAAGTTGAAGCATATAGAATGGAAGGCCCTTTGTTGAAAAAATATAAGGAAATAAATTGTGGAGATACATCTTGATTAATGAAATATTATTAGGTGGACTTATGTTGATTAGTCCTGTAAATGCTGAAGAACCTATACCTATATTTGATGAACATTCAGTTGAATGTCTTGCGTTGAATATGTATCATGAAGCAAGAGGGCAGGGTACTGCTGGTTTGTTAGCAGTATCTTCAGTTGTTATGAATAGGGTTGCAGATGAAAGATTCCCTAATACTATATGTGGAGTGATCAAACAAGCACAAACCCGCCCATCTTGGAAAAATAAAAACAAGATGATTCCAATTCGTGATAAGTGCCAATTTTCATGGTTCTGTGATGGTAAGAGTGATGTTCCTACTGATAAAGAAACTTACAAAAGACTATTGACAATAGCCAAAACATTGTTGTATAATGATGTTATAATTCCAGATATTACAGATGGTGCTCTATTCTATCACGCTGACTATGTGAAACCAGCTTGGAGTAAAACTAAAACTAAGACTGTAGAAGTACAGGATCATATTTTTTACAAGTGGGACAAATGAGTAACTTTAGATTTATAGAATATGATGTAGATGTTCGTGATATTCTAGCAGATATTAAAGATGAAGATTGGGGTGTTGCTGGAAGCTTAAAGGGAGCCTCTGGTGATACTGCACCATATGGTTTTCTTCCTCTTACTATGGCACTTGTAAAAAATGCTGATGACGATCCTAAGAAAACAGAGATGCAAACAAATACACCTATGTTTAAAACCTATAAAGGAATTAGAAGGTGGTTAAAATATTGGAAACTCCATCGACATTCACGGGCAGCATTCTTTAAGTTGCGGCCAGGAGAATCACTAGGAAGGCATATTGATGAAGGTGATTATTATCTAACAAGAGATAGATATCATTTATCATTACAGGGAACTTATCTATACACTGTTGGAGATGAAGTTCACCAAATAAATCCAGGCACTTTCTTCTGGTTTGATAATAAGAAAGTTCACGAATCATATAACAATAGCAATGTCGATAGATTGACATTCGTTTTCGATGTACCAAAAGGAAAGAATAACCCATGACGTTTGATGTAACATTAGATGATAGACCCCCAATGATAATTAAAGACAAAAGTATTCATGAAAATGAGAGAGAATATATCCGAAAAATTATAATAAAATCAATTAAGGAAAATGACGAAGCACGTATAGCTGCATTGCCTTATCCAAATCCAATAAATCGAAAACAACGTAGAGCTAACATTGCACAGGAGAGAAAACAATGAAGACAATACTATCGTATCTGCTTTATCATATAGGAGATACTGTATGGAATATAATAGACTCAGGGATACTACCAGACAGGATATACGATATCTTTTGGAGAGTCTATCAAAAGACTATGGGTTGGAGTAGTGACTTTGATACTAAGAATAAGGTATGGGATGGAGAAGTAATAAATGACATTTGATGAATATCAAAAATTCGCAAGATCAACAGCAATATATCCAGATGAGTGTAAAATAACTTATCCAACACTAGGATTGTGTGGTGAAGCTGGTGAGGTTGCAGAAAAAGTAAAGAAGAACATTAGAGATGGTAAGTCTCTTGATGGTGTAGGTTTAGAGTTAGGTGATGTACTCTGGTACATCTCAGCACTTGCTGATGACCTTGGTGTGACGCTTGAAGAGGTTGCACAGGCAAATGTAGACAAACTAAAGTCTAGAATGGAACGTGGTAAGATTAGTGGTAGTGGCGATCACCGATGACAAGTGATATAATATCACTCACTGATTTAATAGAATCTAAGCTTAAAAAAGAACAAGAGATAGATTACTATAAAGAAACACTTCTACAATTACAAAAAAAGATTGGTGTTCTCAGTAAAGAAGTATCTATAACAAGTTTAATTATTGACATGATTGAGCAAGAAAGGGTATTGACTTTAAGTGATAAAAGGAGTAGTATTATAAAACTAGAAGAGAAGGTTAAAAAATGAAACTACCAAAAAATATTAACGATTGGGAAACCACAGAAGAATGGGAAAACATTTGGGTTTCCCAAAGAAGATATGAAAATATCTATAATGAAGCAGTAGATTGTGCTAATGATGGAGATGTGAAAGGGTTTATCAAAACAATGACCTCTCTTGCTGATGTTGAAGAAATTGATGAGAATGATTTGTATGCTTTACCCCAAGACCCAAAACATGAGATTGTTGCTAAAGCACAAATGCAACTTGGAAATTTTTTTCTTTTTGGAGCTAAAGCATCTGAAGACGGTAAAGTTATTAAAACTAAAAAAGACTTAAATAAAGCCGTTCATTACATTAAGAGTTCTGCTAAGAATGGTAATGTAGATGCTCAACAAAATCTTGCTACAATGTATGAAGATGGGATTGGCCCAGATGGTAAATCTTTACCCAACATAAAACAAGATTATAAAAAAGCATTAAAATGGTACTCTTATGCTGCAAAACAAGGTTCTGCACTTGCAAAGAAAGATGGTTTAAAAGTGTATAACAGGATTAGAGGTTAAAAAATGAAACATATTGAAATATCGTTAATGAGAGAAAATGAATTATCTATTGATGGCCAAAGCAAACCAGATGGAAATATAGAAATTCGTGAATTTGAAGATGGTGAGTGGATGGGTGGCGGTTATGCTACCTATGATAATCTCGTAGAGAAAGTGAAAGAGGCGTTAGAAGAATGAACATTTTTTTCCTTGATAAAGACCCTGTAATTGCAGCACAGATGATGTGTAACAAACACGTTGTCAAGATGATATTAGAAAGCGCTCAAATGCTTTCAACTGCTCATCGTGTTTGTGATGGTGATACATATGCAGATGAAGTAGGTTTGTACAAGTTGGCTCATAAGAACCATCCTAGTACGAAATGGGTTCGTAGTAATCCTTTTCATTATCTGTGGTTATATCATCATATGGTTGGTCTTATGAATGAGTATACGCATAGATACGGTAAAGTTCATGCTACAGAAAGACTTAAATCTGGCCTTGAACCAGTTCCTAAACAGATGCTATTAGAAACTTTTACTGATTTTATTGATCCACCTCAGTGTATGCCTGAGGAATGTAAAAAAGATGATACTGTGTTTGCATATCAAACTTACTATATAGTAGAGAAGTCTAAAATTGCAAAGTGGGTTAAACGTGAAATACCAAAATGGTTTATAGGGGGGTCTGATGGTAAGAGAGAGTCGGTCAAATTGGGTGCTTAGAAGTATGAAAGAATCTAGAGAAATATCACCAGAAGAACGCTATACTACATTTGTTTCAAATTCAAATGAAAAAAGTTATAAGTCGTTATTATATTCATTTAGTGAAGATGAGATTATAAACTTATCGAAAGAAAATAAAACTCTTTGCTACAATATAAAAGAATTACAGAAACAGCTGCAAAACGCATATATACGTATCAAGGAATTAACCAACGATACAAAACAAATGGAACTTTTTTGATGCCAACTTATAAATTTCATGATAAAAAAACAGGTGAAGAGTGGGATGAGTTTCTCACTATGAGTGAACGAGAGGAGTTTCTTGCAGATAACAAACATATCAGGCAAGTACCTGTGCCGTTTGCTTATACAGGAGATCATATCATGGGCGTAGGGCCTAAGACTGATGCTGGATTTGAAGACCGAATGGGACAAATTGCAAATGCTCATCCTGGCAGCCCTCTTGCATCTAGGTATAAGAGTAATGAAACTCATGCACAGATTAACGCAAGGAATGTGGTAGAGAAACATAAAAAGAAAAGGCCAATAGTTTCTTGATTTAATTTCATTTTCTTAACTACATTTTAACCCCTTGTATGGTATACTAATAGAATAGGAAATCATACAAGGAAGATAAATGAAAAAGAAACCAGTTATATTGGTAGATGTTAAGATAAAAATACCATCTTGGTATTGCTTAAAATATGAAAAGTCTCATAAAAAAGTAGAACCAGATATTAAATTAGTTAATGAAATTAAAATAGATATGACAATATGACGTATAAGTAATATGGTACAGGCGAGAAATACCAAACTTCAGCACCGATGCACAGCATTGACGCAAGCTGGGAAGTCCCTCCGCCTATGTGCCAGAGGGGGAGTCATTTCACAAACTCCCCCTCACCTTAATTTTTATGAAAGAAAAGTATAATG